CTATAAATATGAGCCCGTTTAAAACATTAAGAGGAAGAAGAATACTTATTGAAGTACCTGTAAAAAAAGAATCAGTAATTAAGTTATCTGAAAAAGATGAGGATGCTTTAATGTATGAAGCAATGAAGCAATGGAATAGATTAACTGTATATGCCGTAGGTGATAAAGTAGAAGAGATTGCTGTTGGAGATTCAGTATATATTCCTGTTGCACAATTAGAACATGCAGAAAAAGTTGACATTGATGGTAGTGTAAAACTAATGTTTAATGAAATGGATATAGCAATAATATGGTAAATATAACAGATGATCTTCCATACTTTTCTGGAAAAACAAGTACTGATAAAATTAATTCTAAAGAACTATCTAAAGAAGATATAGATAAAAGAACTAAAAATACTTTAGATTCTGAACATAATAAAAAGTATGTTCATGACTTTAGAAAAGATATTCCACCCTTTGAAGCACGTCCTAAATACTATGGTGGAAAAGATTCAACATATGAAGTTTTTAATGTACTAGAAGCCTGGAAGTTAGATAAAGATTTTTACTTAGGAAATGTAATAAAATATTTAGCTAGAGCTGGTAAAAAAACTTTTAACAATAAAGAAGATTTAGAAAAAGCATTAGTATATTTACAACGTAGAATTGACACATTATGAATTATATATTAATGTTATTAATTTTAAGCATAGCATGTTTGTTATGGATTATAGGAAACTTTTTTAAAAGTCCCATATATAATAAAGTTAAAGATGCATATGAACTAGATCATCAAAGTGATATTATTGGTTCATATTTTATTGTTGCATCACTTCTTTTAATTTTTTTTGCTGGATCTTTTCTATAATTTTTTTGTTTTTATTAATAAATTTTTGTATATTATATATATATATTATTAATACTTAAAAAACAAACAAAATGGATATCTTAAATTTTATTAGCTGGGTTAAATCTAGTAATTACAGAGCAACATTACCAACAGACGTACAAAGTCTATTAGTTATTGGAGCTAAAGATCCAAGTAGAGATGATGGTTATTTATCATTAGCTATTAATACAGCACCTTTACAAGCAGTATATGATTCAGCTAATGTAACTCAGTTAACAGCAATAAGTACAGCTGTTACAGTTAATGCACATAATGGAATTATTACTACAGTATCAAGTACTTTAGCAGGAGGTTCTAATGCAGCATTTACAGTAAATAATAGTAAAGTAACTACAGCATCTAAAATTTTACTTACAGTAAATCATCCAGGAGCTGGAATTCCTGTATTAATTACAGAAGCTATTACTAATGGAAGTTTTGATATCCGTATTTATAATGTTTCAGCAGCAACAGCATTTAATAATATATTAAAGATTTCTTATCTTATACTAGATTAAAGATAAAAATACAACATAGATTTTAATCTGGGTTTACTTAAAACTATTAATACATAAATGGACAATAATCAACCCAATCAAAATTTTTTTTGTAATGATGGGTTAACTACACCTATTTCATGTGAACCTCAATTTACATGTCCTGATCCTGAAAAATGTTCAGAAGTATATGATGCAGATTGTGTTATATATTTTGGAGAAAATATTATTTGTCAAGGAACTACAATAATAACTCAGTATACTTCAGTAGCACAAGGTTTAACTGATATAGTAAATTGGCTTTGTAATGAAGGAAATGTAGGTATCCAAGGTATTCAAGGTGTACAAGGTCTGCAAGGTCTTTCAGGTGCATTTGCAGGACAAGGTGTACAGGGAACTACTGGTATACAAGGTTTTCAAGGAATTCAGGGAATCCAAGGAATACAGGGTATACAAGGAATACAGGGTTTTGATGGTTCACAAGGAATTCAAGGCTTTGTTGGAACAGGTATTCAAGGCTATCAAGGTCCTCCAGGTATTCAAGGATTACAAGGAGTACAAGGATTTGTTGGATTAGGTATTCAAGGATATCAAGGTATTCAAGGTTATCTAGGTTTACAAGGAATTACTGGTGGAGTTGGTATTCAAGGAATACAAGGAAGTTTTGGTATTCAAGGAATACAAGGACAAACTGGTTTAAATGGTATACAGGGCATTCAAGGTATACAAGGTATTGATGGTAATAGTGGTGCCCAAGGTGTACAAGGTATTGAGGGTTTACAAGGAACTACAGGATTCCAGGGAACGGTTGGTTCCCAGGGTTCTATAGGTTCTTTAGGTGCTCAAGGTCTTCAAGGCATACAAGGAGAAATTGGAAGTCAAGGAACTATTGGTTCACAAGGAATACAAGGAACTTTAGGAATACAAGGTTCAGTAGGAAATACTGGAGCTCAAGGCATCCAAGGCATCCAAGGAATCCAAGGAATACAAGGTTCACAAGGACAAATTGGTATAAATGGTGTACAAGGTAGTACAGGTATTCAAGGAAATACAGGTTCTCAAGGTTCAGCCGGAAGTAATGGTAATCAAGGTACCACTGGAATTCAAGGCAGTATAGGTTCTCAAGGTATTACTGGAAATACAGGGTCCCAAGGGACAACAGGTTCTACTGGTTCACAAGGTATAACTGGAACACAAGGACAGACTGGTACAACTGGATCTCAAGGAGCATTAGGTTCCCAAGGAGTTCAAGGAACTACAGGACCTCAAGGGACTGCTGGTAATACAGGAAGTCAAGGTATTGTTGGTCTTCAAGGCTTACAAGGTATTCAAGGCACACAAGGTTTATTAGGAAATCAAGGTATTCAAGGTGTGCAAGGCACAACTGGTTTACAAGGAATACAAGGAAATAATGGTACTCAAGGAACTTTAGGAACACAAGGACTTACTGGAACACAAGGTATTCAAGGAATCCAGGGTGTTGTAGGATCACAAGGAGCAATAGGAAATACTGGAAGCCAGGGATCAACAGGATCCACAGGCTCACAAGGTGCAATAGGAACCCAAGGTTCAACTGGATTAACTGGTAACCAAGGTACTCAAGGTACACAGGGTATACTTGGTAATCAAGGAAATACTGGAGCTCAAGGACAAATAGGTACACAAGGTTCAGTAGGAATACAAGGAATTCAGGGTATTCAAGGAACTCAGGGTACTTTAGGTAATACTGGCTCTCAAGGAACAACAGGAAGTACTGGGTCTCAAGGGTCAATTGGTATACAAGGTTTTACAGGAAATACTGGAAGCCAAGGTACCACTGGAAGTACTGGTTCTCAGGGAATTACTGGAACACAAGGTGCAATTGGAGCTACAGGATCACAAGGTTTAACAGGTTCCCAAGGAACACAAGGTACATTAGGATTTCAAGGAGTACAAGGAATCCAAGGAACTCAAGGTATTCTTGGTACAACTGGTACTCAAGGTTCTATAGGTACTCAAGGTACCACAGGCTTACAAGGATTAATAGGAACTCAAGGAACTACTGGGGTACAAGGACAATTAGGTTCTCAGGGTACACAAGGGACACAAGGTGTTTTAGGTACAACAGGTAGTCAAGGTACTACCGGCAGTACTGGTAGTCAAGGATCTGTAGGAACACAGGGTACTACAGGATTAACTGGAATACAAGGTAGTCAAGGAACTCAAGGAGTATTAGGTAATCAAGGTACTACTGGCAGCCAAGGAATACAAGGTATACAAGGTATATTTGGTGTTGTTGGTTCACAGGGAACCCAGGGTATACAAGGAACTACTGGAAATATAGGTTCTCAAGGATCTACTGGAAGCACTGGATCACAAGGAACAGTTGGAACACAGGGAATTACAGGAACAACCGGTAGTCAAGGTACCACAGGTTCTACAGGATCCCAGGGTACTGTTGGATCCCAAGGCACAACTGGATCTACGGGTTCTCAGGGTAGTATTGGATTGCAAGGGACTCAAGGAATACAAGGTATTTTAGGTTTACAAGGAATCCAAGGTACTCAGGGAATACAAGGAATTACAGGTAGTCAAGGTGCTTTTGGTACTCAGGGAATTACAGGAAGTCAAGGTCAGATAGGAACCCAAGGTACATTTGGAACTCAAGGATTAACTGGTTCACAGGGAACACAAGGTATTCAGGGTATTTTTGGTAATACAGGTAGTCAGGGTAATACTGGTAGCACAGGTGCTCAAGGAACCACAGGACTTCAAGGTACTACAGGTTTAACTGGAGCTCAAGGTTCTCAAGGAACTTTGGGTTTACAAGGAACAAGTGGAATAAATGGTTCACAGGGAACTGTTGGTAGTCAAGGTACACAGGGAACTTTAGGAGTTCAAGGTCTAACTGGTAGTCAAGGAATTCAAGGCATACAAGGAACTACTGGTTTACAAGGAACAACTGGAAGTCAAGGTCAAATTGGATTAACTGGTAGTCAAGGAGAAACCGGTATTCAAGGAGAAACTGGTATACAAGGTTTTCAAGGTATAATAGGTAATACAGGAGCACAAGGAACACAAGGAATCCAAGGGACACAAGGAATATTAGGTGTTCAAGGAGCTGTTGGTCTTCAAGGTATTCAAGGCATACAAGGAACATTAGGAAACACTGGTACTCAAGGGACAACTGGAAATACTGGTTCCCAAGGTGCCATAGGTACACAAGGTACAGCAGGTATTAATGGTTCACAAGGTACTACTGGATCTCAAGGTCAAACTGGAAGTCAGGGTATCCAAGGTATTCAGGGGACTCAAGGTATACTTGGTTTACAAGGCATTACCGGTTTACAAGGTATTGTAGGAACACAAGGTTTGACCGGATTACAAGGTATTCAAGGAATTACAGGACTGCAAGGTATTCAGGGTATTCAAGGACAACTTGGTACACAGGGTACTTCAGGAAACTCTATTACTTTATTAGGGAGTGTTTCTACTTCAACATCTTTACCAGGTTGGCCAAATTCATATGCAGGAGCTATCGGTGATGGTTATATTACTACAGATACTGGTCATTTATGGGTTTGGGATGGTGCTAATTGGGATGATGTTGGTAATGTAACTGGACCTCAAGGTGCACAAGGATCAATTGGTATTCAAGGTTTCCAAGGTACTACTGGCTCACAGGGTATTCAAGGATTAATTGGAATACAAGGTACACAAGGTCTTTTGGGTATACAAGGATTAACTGGTCTACAAGGATTACAGGGAATTCAAGGCATACAGGGTTTATTAGGTATTCAGGGTGTTCAGGGAACAACAGGTCTTCAAGGTACAGTAGGTAATACAGGTAGCCAAGGTAGTACAGGTTCTACTGGAAGCCAAGGTATTACCGGTATTCAAGGTATTCAGGGTATACTTGGATTACAAGGTGTTTTAGGATTTCAAGGAACTACTGGTACACAGGGAATCCAAGGAATACAAGGAGTACAAGGTATACTTGGTTTTCAAGGAGTTCAAGGTGTAATAGGCACTCAAGGTACTATAGGTTCAACAGGAAGTCAAGGAAGTACAGGATCCACTGGATCTCAAGGTGTGACTGGTACACAAGGAACAACAGGAACAACAGGATCCCAAGGATCTACTGGAACTACTGGTGCTACTGGTGCTCAAGGAACTCAGGGGATACAAGGTATAACTGGTAGTCAGGGAAGTACTGGAACACAAGGTACCCAAGGTATACAGGGTATTCAGGGTACACAGGGTATAATAGGTTCTCAAGGAACTATTGGAAATACTGGTTCTCAAGGAAGCACTGGATCTACAGGTTCTCAAGGAGCTGTAGGTAGTCAGGGAACAATTGGTAATACTGGTGCTCAAGGTACTGCCGGTATAAATGGAAGTCAAGGAACACAAGGAATTCAGGGAATTACTGGTAATACAGGTGCTACAGGAAGTCAAGGGGCACAAGGTACTTTAGGATTAACTGGCGCACAAGGAGCAACAGGTTTACAAGGAACTACTGGTTTACAAGGTCTTGTTGGCACTCAAGGAGCAATTGGTCAACAAGGTGTTACTGGATTACAAGGTCTTACTGGACTTCAAGGATCAATTGGTGTGACTGGAGCTCAAGGTGCTACAGGTAGTACAGGAGCCCAAGGTTCTGTTGGAACTCAAGGACAAGTTGGTGCAACAGGAAGTCAGGGAACAACTGGATCTACTGGTGCACAGGGTACAGTAGGATCTCAAGGAACTACAGGTACAACTGGTCTTCAAGGTCTTATTGGTCTCCAGGGAATACAAGGAATACAAGGTCTATTAGGAATTCAAGGTATTCAAGGGATTCAGGGAACACAAGGTGTCTTAGGAAATACAGGTTCTCAGGGTGCTATTGGTTCAACAGGATCTCAAGGTAGTACTGGTTCAACAGGTGCTCAAGGTGCAGTTGGATCACAAGGTAGTATTGGAAACACTGGAGCACAAGGTAGTACAGGTCTTACAGGATCTCAGGGATTCACAGGTTCTCAAGGTACATCTGGATTAAATGGTAGTCAAGGTGCAGTAGGAAGTCAAGGGATGCAAGGTATATTAGGTTTCCAAGGAACTACTGGAACTACGGGACTTCAAGGTGCTATTGGACAACAAGGAACTACTGGTACAACTGGGGCTACGGGATCACAAGGAACAACTGGAACACAAGGTGTTATTGGTATAACTGGTGCTCAGGGAAGTACAGGTTCAACTGGAAGTCAGGGATCTGTAGGTTCTCAAGGTACAATTGGTACTACTGGTAGTCAAGGTTCTACTGGTTCTATAGGTTCACAAGGAGCTGTGGGAGCACAAGGAACAGTAGGAACTACTGGCTCTCAAGGTTTAATAGGATTGCAAGGAATACAGGGTATACAAGGACAGCAAGGAGTTATAGGAACACAAGGTATCCAAGGTATCTTTGGTAACACTGGAGGAATAGGAACTCAGGGAACTACAGGAGCTACTGGATCTCAAGGTTCTGTTGGATCTACAGGTAGCCAGGGTGCAGTTGGTACTCAAGGGACTACCGGAACTACAGGTACTACTGGTAGTCAGGGTGCTACAGGTACCACTGGTTTACAAGGTATTCAGGGTATTCAAGGTCTTAGAGGACTTCAAGGTTTAGTTGGAAATACAGGAACACAAGGAATACAAGGTATTCAAGGAAATATTGGTGCTGGTGGTATAGATGGTGCACAAGGTGCTACAGGTGCTGATGGTGCACAAGGTACTGATGGATTACAGGGACTTACCGGATTCCAAGGTGCTACAGGGGCTACAGGTTCTCAGGGAGCTATTGGTAGCACAGGTTCTCAAGGAGCTATTGGAACTCAAGGTACCGTAGGAGCAACTGGTAGTCAAGGAACAGTTGGTACAACAGGTTCTCAAGGTGTTACTGGAAGTCAAGGTACAATTGGAGCTACTGGAAATCAAGGTACTACAGGTGGAATTGGAACACAAGGCACTACAGGTACACAGGGTTTTACCGGTAGTCAAGGTTTTACTGGTAATGGTGGTGCACAAGGTATCCAAGGAATATCTGGAACTTCACCAACTGTACCTGGAAGTAATAATGAAGTTTTAACTTCAAATGGTGCTGGTGCAATAGTTGCTGAATCTAATTTAACTTTTGATGGAAGTCTGCTAACAATAAATGATAGACTGTTAACTACAAGTTCTACTTATCCAAACATTGATACTCAATATGGTCAACTGACTACACCAAATTCTGTAGTTGGATTTAGTTGGTTATCTGATTTTTTAGCCTATGGTAATTTATATTCTTTATGGTATAAAGATATAGCTATAGCACAAAGAGATTTTTCATATAATGATATTCTCACACCTACATTTTACTATGAAGGTGATGTAATTGAAGGAACTTATTACACCGGAGCAACAGTAGATCTCTATAGTTTGGTTTATTTAAGAACTGATGGTACTTGGGAGATGGCTAATCAAACAACTGTTTCATCAACAAAAATGTTAGGGATATATCTTGAAACTATTGATGCAAATACTTGTAAAATTCTTTTAGAAGGACATGTGCAGGTTGAAGACACAGATAATGATATAGCTCCTTTTGTAGCTGGATTAGATCACGGTCTTCCTATTTACATTAAATATAGTACAACTGTTGGTGAATTATCCACTACTGTACCTTCCGCTGATTATGTTCGCATTATAGGTCATGCTTATCATCGAAGCATAGACACAACAACAATATGGATTATGAGATTTGACCCGGATAATACTTGGATTGAGATATAAAATAAATAAATAAATAAAAAAGATATTATGAACATTAATTCAGTACCAGTACAAAGTGAATTAGTTAGTGGAACAAACATTAAGACTATAAATTCTACTTCCTTACTTGGTAGTGGAGATTTAGTTCTTGCTGCACAAGGAGTACAAGGAATTACTGGAAACACAGGATCACAAGGTATTACAGGAACATCAGGTTCTCAAGGCACAACTGGTACAACAGGTTCTAATGGAACTCAAGGGGCGCAAGGTATAACTGGTTTACAAGGAATTACTGGTATCCAGGGTTTAACTGGGTTGCAGGGTTTTACAGGAACAGGAACACAAGGAATAACAGGTATTCAAGGGTTAACAGGAGTGCAAGGAATACAAGGACTTAACGGTCTTTTTGCTGGACAAGGTGTACAAGGAGTACAAGGAATTACTGGTCCTGGAGTATCATCTATTTATAGATTAACAGGTCAAACGTTAACTGCTGCAAGTTGGGTTTTAGTAAGTGGCTTTTATACATATACATTTTCTAATGTAAACATAACAGTAAATACAAGAGTAGACTTTACTCCTGATAATGCAAGTATTAATGAGGTTTCAACTTGTAGAATGTTACCAAAAGTTGACGTAACAACAGGAAGTTGTACATTTTATTCTTTGTTTCCACCACAAACTAACGTAACAGGAGAAATAACTATATTTTCAACAGTATAACTATGGCAGTTTATTTACCAATACAGAATTATTTAAAACCAAAACCAACACCTCCTAATTGGGTGAGACCTGTTGATTGGATAACTATTACAGATTCAGCAAATGAAGTTCAGTTTTTAGTAGCTGATACTGATTTAGCAACTTTTACAATCAACACTACATTTACTAAAAATAGTGGTACTAATTTATACATTGATTGGGGAGATGGTGTAACCAATACAATATCAACTGCTACATCTGTATTCACAAATCACACTTATGCAATAGGAACAGGAACACCTTGTTCAAGAGGTTATACAACTTTTAAAATAAGAGTTTATGCTGATGCCACAAGTGTTATAACTACATGCAATCACGTTGCACCACAAGCAGCAAGTGTAAGTGGTTCAATAGCCTATGTTGTAGGAGTATTAGAAGCATATTATGGAAATAATACTTGTACTGCAATAGCTCCTATATTTAAATCTAATATTACAACGGGTAATAGTACATTTAACTATTTAGAATATGTTAAACTACCAACAACAGTTACTTATGGAGATATGAGTAGTATTTTTCAGAATTGTATTAGGTTGTTTGTGGTGGTTATGCCAACATCAGGTGCTAATTTTACCACTTTTTCGTCATGTTTTAACAATTGTAATAATTTATTAGATATTACTTTTCCAAGTAACGCTACTGGAATAACTAATTTAAGTCAAACTTTTAATTTTTGTAATTCTTTAAGAACTGTATCACTACCTACTACTTTAAACAGTTGTACAACAATGACACAAACTTTTACAAAGTGCCTTTCTTTAAAAAATATTACAATACCTAGTATAAATTTATGTACTAATTTTAACAGCACTTTTTCAGTATGTACTGGTTTATTATGGGTAAAATTTAATGGATTTCCAATTCCTGCATTCTCACCAACGGCTATAAATGCAGCTAATCTATTTCTAAATTGTATATCTTTAGAAAATGTATATTTTCCTTCAACTTGTTCAGTAAATGCAAGGTATGACATGAGTAATGCTTTTAATAATTGCTATAGTTTAAAATCATTAATATTTCCTACTAATTTTAATGCTTCAATTTTAAGTCAAACTTTTTTAAATTGCACTGCAATTAATCAAATTATTTTTCAAAGTGGTTTTTTAGCTTGTACCTCCCTGAGTGCTACTTTTCAAAACTGCACTAATTTAAACACTTTAACATTACCTGCAACAATGGGTAGTAGTACTGTTACTATGGATAATTGTTTTAATAGTTGTTTTTCACTTACAACTATAACCATACCGAGTGCATATAATATTAATGGTTTAGGACTTGCTTTTTTTAATTGTACTAGTGCTTCAACTATTACACTTCCAAATAATAGTCAAAATAGCATAGGAAGTATGTCAAATGCTTTTAATAGTTGTTTTAATTTAACTACTGTTACAATGCCTACTTCTTTAACGGGTATTTCTAATTTTTCTAATACTTTTAGTGATTGTAATAAATTACAAAGCGTGACTCTTCCAACTACAATGAATACCTGTACAACAATGACAGGTACTTTTGGAAATTGTAATTCACTTACATCTGTTACAATGCCTACATCAATGAGCTCTTGTAATGATTTTAATAGTATTTTTTTTAATTGTTATAAATTACCATCAATAACACTACCTGCTACTGTATCTGCAAGTACAACAAGTTTTGCTTATGCTTTTTCAAATTGTGCATCATTAAAGACAATAACCTTACCAACTACGCAAACTACGTCTTTAACAAGTATTATCAATACTTTTTCTCAATGCGGATCATTGACTACAATTAATAATTTAAATAAATTAGGTAGTTTAACTGCAACACCACTTGTATCAGCAGACGGAAATACATTTATTAATTTAGTAACCACATTGCAGTTTAATTGTCCTTTAACTAAATTAATAGTAAATGGTCAATCAGCAACTAATTTTAGCCTATTAAATTCATTACGATTACTAAATACTTCAGCAGGACAATGGATAGGAACATCTCCTCAAATAAATGTATCTTTTACTAATATGAGTACAGCAGCATTGGTACAACTATTTAATGATATGGCAGCTCAACCAGCAGTTTCAGGTAAAACAATTAATATAACTTCAGCAACAGGAGCAGCAGGTTTAACAGCAGCAAATAGATTAATAATAACAACAAAAGGTTGGACAATAACAGGATAATTATGGAAGACACATCAGGATTTTATAAATTAGAAGATAACAATTGGCAGTATGCACCTAACTTTGTGTATGGACCAAATTATGAGCTACTTAAAGAAAATAAAGATTCTTATACATATCCTATAGAAGGATGGATGTGGTATGATGAATCACCTATAGAAGAATCATTTATAGAAGATGCAGTTATAGTAGAAGACTTAAATAGTCTATAATATAAAATATTTTTTATATAGTTTATAACTAAGAAGTATAAATAAATTTATTACATTTGTTAAAAATCAACAACAAATGAATAATTTATGTAAACTTGCCCTAGAAAAAGGGGGATCTGTAAACTACTTAATTTTACCAGCTAATATGACAGAAGGATTAGGCTTAACTAATCCGTCTATTCTTTACAAGGGTGGTAGTTATTTATTAAACCTGAGACATGTTCAATACACACTATACCATAGTGAAGGACAACAACAGTTTCAAACTCCATGGGGACCTCTAGCATATCTTAATCCAGAAGATGATCTTACTCTTAGAACAACTAACTACTTATGTCAGTTAGATGCTAATACTCTTGCAATTGAAAAACATAAACAAGTAGATACAACTAAGTTAGATATAATACCTGTATGGGAATTTATTGGACTAGAAGATGCTAGATTAGCTGATTGGGATAATAACTTATATCTTACTGGTGTACGTAGAGATACTAAAACAGATGGAGAAGGTAGAATGGAACTATCTTTAATTAGTTCTGGAGCTAAAGAAACAGAAAGATCTAGAATAGAACCACCAACTAAATCATATTGTGAGAAGAACTGGATGCCTATTCTAGACATGCCTTTCCACTATGTCAAATGGACTTCTCCTACAGAAGTAGTAAAAGTTAATACTAAAAAAGGTACCTCAGAAACTGTAGCTACCGTAAAACAAAAAATAACTTTCCCAAGAGATATTAGAGGTGGATCACAAGTAATTACTATAGGTAAATATAGGATTGCTCTTACTCATGAAGTAGAACTATGGAAGAATGAGCAAGGAAAGAAAGATGCTCAGTACTATCACAGATTTATTGTGTGGGACATGGAGTGGAATATAGTTGGATACTCTGAGGATTTTAAGTTTATGACTGCAAATATTGAGTTCTCCTGTGGTTTAGCCTATGATGGTAATGACTTTATTATTCCTTTTGGTTTCCAAGACTCTACGGCCTTTATTTTAAGACTACCAAGACATGTGTTTGAATCAATTACAAATATAGTATTAGTGTCAGAACCAGAATATAAATCTAAAGGAATAACACCAAGTAGACTAGAACAGTTAATAAATGATCCTTTTAATGCAGGAAATAACTCTGAACTTGCAGAATTTTACTTTACTCAAGGTCACACAGCTTCAGCTCTTGCTTTTTATTTAAGAGCAGCTGAGTATGGTAAATATGATGATGCTATTTATGAATCATTACTTATGGTTGCAAAGTGTTTGGCTACACAAAGTAAAAGAGCTACAACTGAAAAGGGTTTATGGTTGAATGCATTATCATTTGCACCAGAAAGACCAGAAGCATATTTATTCTTAAGTCAGTGGGCAGAAGCAAGACAACAGTATCATGAAGCATACAACTATGCTATAACAGGAATTATGTTTCAAACAAATGCTAAAGAAATGTCATCTACTGTAGGTTATGAAGATGCTTATCAACTTTATTTCCAAAAAGCAGTAACTGCATGGTGGATTGGTAGATCTCAAGAATCTAGAGATGAGTTTATTAAACTAGTAAATAGAGGTACAGAGTTAAGTGATAAATACCAAAAAATGGTACAATCTAATATTACATCTTTAGGTTCTGGACCAGATCCTTTCTTAAGATACCACAAAGGATTTTATGAGCAATTAAGACATAAGTTCCCGGGAGCAGAAACTATTGAGAAGAACTTCTCTCAAACATACCAAGATATGTTTACTTTATCAATGCTTAATGGTAAAAGAAATGGAACATACTTTGAAATTGGTGCAGCAGATCCATTTCATGGAAGTAATACAGCTCTCTTAGAGCAATTTGGATGGACTGGTACTTCATTAGAAATATTACCTCATGAGGTTGAAAAATTTAAAATACACAGAAAAAATGAGGTTATATTATGTGATGCTACAAAGTTTGATTACTCTATACTTAAAGGTTACATTGACTACTTACAAGTTGACTGTGAACCACCATCAACTACTTATGAAATTATGACAATGATTCCTTGGGATCAATGTTCTTTTGGAGTTATAACATATGAGCATGATCATTACACAGATGTATCAGGATCTTTCAGAAAAAAATCTAGAAACTTCTTATTAAGCAAAGGGTATTTACTTGTTGCAAGTAACATTGCACCAAATGATACTAGTTGTTATGAGGATTGGTATGTGCATCCTAAACATGTTGATAAAGATATAATTAAGAAAATGCTGGCAGCAGATGATTCAATTAAAAATGCAGAAAAATATATGTTTGGAAAGTTGTAAATTTTTTTGTATATTATAGATATAACATCATTTAATATATAAAACTATGTCAGTAGGAGATTTAAAAACAGAAGGTCAAAAAGGAAATAACTTTCCTTGGCAATTAAAAATGCTAAAAGGATTACAAGGTATTATTAATGCTATAACTTTAATTCCACTTCCAACAACAAGAACACCAAATATTATTAATTCTATAACTACTGGTACTATACCAACATCTTATGGATTTTCTGTAGCAAATGTAGGAGCTGGAGCAGGTACTGTAAATTTACAATCAATACCAGCAGGAGTAACAGTTAATTTTGATCCAGGAGTAAATAATACTATAACTGGTTTACCTTATAACGCAACAGGAACTACATTTTTAATTACTTATTTGTCTTAATCAGTGAGTACTCAAATATATATAGATAGGTACTCTTTAAATCCTTCAGGATTTTTAAATAGACTATATACCCAGACTAGTTCTAGTACACCTGTAACAGCTACTGCCGTTGAGGGTAGTTTATTAGATGGTGGTCTAGGAACTCTTACAATTCCTGCTAATGGATTTCAAGTAGGAGATAGTTTTAATGGATCATTAATAGGTCATTTATCTTGTGTAGGTACAGCTACTTTACAAGTTAGAATTAAAACTGCATCAGGTATATTACTAGCAGATACAGGAGCAATGACAATGAATGCTGCTACTAATAAACATTGGAAATTAGATGTTAATTTTACTATAAGGCAATTAGGAGCAGCAACAGTAGCTTCTATAGCATCAGGAGGATTATTTTCATATACTAAAAATTCAGGATTAAACTTTGAAGGTGTAAATTTTAGTATAATAAATAATACAACTTTTGATACCACACTAGCTAATACACTTGTAATTACAGCTCAATGGAATACTGCTAATGCAGGAAATTCTATTTATTCTGAATTATTTACATTATTTAAAACATATTAAAATTAGTATATGAAATACTTAGTTATACTACTTTTATTATTATCATCTTGTTCTTTGGAAAAAAGACTAGCTAAGTATTGTCCTTTGTGTGTTCAAAAAGATAGTACAATAACTGTAATTAAAATTAAAGATACCACTATAACTATTCCTGGAGAAACAATAACTCTATTAGACACACTTTATTGTGATTCTTTAGGTAATGTTATATCTAAATTAAATGGAGATCTAAGAGACAAGGATGGTAAACTAATAAGTCTACAAACAAAACTACAAAACAATATATATACATCTAAGGCTAGAGTCCAAACAATATATAGGACGATTAAGGGTAATGATGTGCACCACACTAAAGTAGTAACTAAAACATTAAAGCCGGAAAAAATTAAGTACATTCCTTGGTGGGTGAATTTCTTAGCTGTAGTAGGTGGTATTGTAATGATTATAATTTTAATATATGTAATTATAAAGATTGTTAAATCTCAGATTCCTTTACCATGAAAACAAAAATAACACTAGCTATCTTGTCTATATTCTCTTTCTTTGCTCCAATAGAACTATGTGCAATTCTATTAATGACTATCATCTTTATAGATACAATAGTTAAACTAATATCTCTTAAAAAAATTGCCTGTGAAGAAGGTAAAAAATACAGAGAAGTATTCAAATCAAAAATACTTAGAAGAGGTTATATATTTAAAGCTGCAGGCTATTATATTTTTGCCGGAGCTTTATTTCCTCTAGACTACTATGCACTTACTCCTTTTAGTAATGACGTAATAAAAGCATTAAATTATGGATTTACACTTCCTACAACAGCTGTCTATACTAACTTCTTATTATGTATATTTTCTATAATAGAGTTATCATCTATAAATGAGAATTGGTTTGACATTACAGGTAATAACATGCTTAAGTCTGTATCTGATACAGTTAAGAAAATTAGAGGTGGTATAGAAAAAGCATCAGATACTTATAAGAATATCAAAAAATAATAATTTGTAGTGAAAAATCTCCCAAAAGAAGAGTTACTAAGTAGACTAGAAGCCATTAATAGAAGTAATGCTATTATCTACTTTGACCTTAGTGGTATTATACTAGGGGTTAATGATATTTTTTTGGAAGTCATGGGTTATGGTAAAGGTAATCACGATGACATCATTGGTAAAAAACACAGCATTTTTGTATGTGAAGACTATGCAAGATCACTTGAATATGAAAAGTTTTGGGACATTTTA